ACGGCAGGGGCTAATTGAGCCGTAATATCTGTTTTAGGTGTTATACCGATTAAATCGCGGAAAAATCCCATTAGAGAATTATATCACTTTTAACCGTCATGCGTAGATCATTGGAACAGAAATTGGTTTACTTAGTAAGTGAACGCACATTGCAGTTGCGATTGCTGTTGTAACATCTCCCGCGGATTTTCTGCGTATTATTCTGAAGCCAAAATCGCTTTGCTTGGCTGCGCAATTGTTCATTGACTGTACCCAAGATTCCTGACCTTGATGAACAAGGCGATTATTGGTCAAACTGTCAGCAAGCTCTCCACATGCCTGATAAAACGCCTGTCCCGAAATATCAACTAATTTGTGATTCTGTTGTTCTAATTTTTGGGCAATAGAGGCGGTGGCATATTTGTCGTAAGCGATAAAGGTAGGTCTGTACTTTAAAGCCCAATCATGTATTGCTTGGGTCATTTTCAGCTCATCAATTGCTATTTCAGAGCTAAAGGTTTCCATAACTCCAACACCAATCTTGCCATCAACTAATTGTGCGGCAACGAGGCTTCCTGTGCGTTTCGACGGACTAACATCAAAACCAAACACTGTCATTGCGCCAACAGGTAAAAGTAACTCAGAATTGCTGCAAGCTTCAATACTGCCAAATGTCCAAGGACTTACTTGAGAATCAATCCAAACCGAAAATGTTTCCGTCAAGGTAGCTTCAATTGAGTTAGTTGCAATGCTTTCCTCAATTGCCTGTTCTGTGATTGTATGTCCAAGGGCGGGGTTACTCATTGCCCACAATTTACGATCATGTAAGTTTTGTCTAATAGACATTGGGGCTGAATATTCGTAAAATCCAAATGAAGGGCTTGGATACTCCATTGCCTTAGTTCTAAGATCATTAAGCACCGTACTAAACGCGTCCCCTGCATTTGAACAATAAAGACTTTGCGCGGCTGGACGCGCTCTTGTAGTTGGCACAGCTGCTTGAAACCCCTCAACTGAGATTTCGCGTAATTCATCAATAAATAACAAGTCGGCGTGCTTTCCGCGGCTACCGTCGCGAGTGGCTGCAACAATCTCGTAACGAGTGTTATCGGTTAATGTAATTGATTCTTGACCATTTGTGTATCTAATTGATTTTGTCTTTTGCAACAACACATCATTTTCCTCAATAGTGTTTGCCACAGCTCTAAATACATCAAATGCCATAGATCGGTTAGATGAAAGCCCAATTATGTTCTTGGAGTTAAAAACGAACATGTGAGCCAAGATCATAACTTTTGCAAGTTCCGTTTTACCATTTTGGCGCGGAGTAATGAGAAGGTTCGTGCGTCTTTGAAAATTACCCTCTTTTGTAACTCGCAACATGTCCTCAAGTACAAATTCTTGCCAAGGTAGCAATTTGTGATTGATGGTTTCCAAAAATTTCAACACTTCAGGCAATCTACTAGCTGTTTTAAGGAAAGGCGTGTGAATACGAGGCTTTACAGCCCCTATAAGCGGTTTTTTAATTGCCCCTCGTGTCGGGACATCACCCTTGACCTTCTTGGGCTTTACAGAGGCACTCATGGCTTCTCAAAGGGGCTTGGCGGCTTTGTCATGACCGTTTCGGGGAGAGGAACGCCTGAAAAGACAGGGGGGGTAGAACCTGACCTAAAAAAAAGGGGTTTTGAGCGTGCGCCCTTTGATTGGTTGCAACGACGGCAAGCACTCGTTAAGTTATCTAAATTGAAAATGTCACCGCCGCTAACGCGACTTTGTATGTGGTCTACTTGATCTGCTTCCTGCCCACAATAGCTGCAAATGTATCCGTCCCTTGCGAGTACAGCTAATCTAGTTTTCTTCCAACGACCAGTGCCTAATGCTTTCTTACTAATGCCAACCTACTAACTCAAAGTGTTTTAATGCTTTACAGGCATTGACATAACCAAGCTTGTCCAACTTATACCTGTGGGCTATGTACTTCAATCCGTAATCAACCTGCTCGTATTCAGTTTTGCTTAACATCAATGGGTTCTTTAACTGTGGAATACCATAGACAGGGGCAGTACCATTAAGGTTACCAATAGCCCTATGATTCCACGCTGACTCTTTACCATACAGCTTCGACAAGCACACCCATTGGTCTTTCGATTTAATCTTGTAAGCAGCATATTCTTTAACAGATACATAAGGCTTTAATTGTAGTGCATAAGAGGAATCAATAGTTTTAGGATAAAGGCTTAATAACATTAAGCAAAGAGCTGCCCCAATAACTAGCAGCAACGAACTCGCGAGCAATCCGCTGAAGCGGCTCGCGTTCGCGCTTAAAGGCGCGTCGCTTGCTGATAGTGTACTGCCTCTGTCAATCATGTGGATAACTTTACGCGTCATTGCGGAGTGTTGCACAGGTTATCCCCAGCCCTCAGTCCAATTGTGTAAACAATTATTGCAATCAGAAACATAATCCGAACCTGCCTTAATAGTTGTAGTGTTATAGCTTAAACACTCAGGGCATTGATCTTTCTGCATGTGATACAGCTGCTACTTTCCATTTTCCATGCACCACATTTAGTACAGTGAACAACCTCTTTATCGGTTATAGCCTCAATTCTAGCCTTTACCCCAGTATTTTCGCACTTGACACACATAACAACTACATGTTCTTCACCTGCGTCAAACCCTGCCTTTTCGTAGAACAGCATAGGTTTAGCACACTTATTACACTTAAATACCCAAGTAAGGTCATGAATCATGATTTACCAGCCCAACCATCACCTTTAAAATGTATAGGGACGGTAGACCATACTCGGCGAAGTAATCCCCGACAGATTTCGCACCGAGGTACTGGTTGGTCTACCGCCAATGTGAGTTCCACTGCGTCGTCGCAGAACTCACAAACGAAATCATATCTAGGCATGGTGATTTAATTCAATATGATTAATGCAGCCACACGATACGCATTTCTTAATGCCATCAACTGTTAACAATCGTGGGTCATTACACATTTCACAACACTCAGATAAAGGCACAATATCTAGCACAACGCCATTATCTGTAAAAGTTGCTTTCATGCCAGCAGCGTCAATCATTTCCATATCACCCATTATTCGTCACCTTTAAAATACCAACGCCCATTTGGTGACATGGAAGCCCAAACTGCGTCCTCTTTGACATTACTCTTACAAACATATCCATAGTACGGTTTCCCGCCCTTTGACATACCTTGTTTGAGTATATGACCATGCTGACACTCAGGCGGTGGGTTAGGTGTTGAAGTGCCAATTGCGTCAACAACTTCTCCTACTGTCCAAGCAACAGGTTCAGGTTCAGCTTCTTTTCTATCAGCTTCAAAAGAGCTTCTTAAAACTTGCTCTACTGCTGCCGATCTTGAGTTGGGAGTTCCGTAGATGGTTTTGGGTTTATCATCAGCTGCAATGACTTTAGCCATTTCAGCTTGCGACGGTCTTTTTCCTTTAGCGGCGTATCCAGCATTGGCAAGGCTGCGCCCAATTGCAGAAGTTTCACAGACCTCCAAAGCAGAAGTCGAATTGATACCTCTATCCGTAACCACTTCATAAGCAAGACCAGTTGCCCAAGGATTGGCGTCCAACTCCGTACGGTATATCGAAGCCCTGACAATAAACCTCGTAGAACTAGACTCCAAAAGCTCAGTGTAAATACGAAAATCAGGATACTCAGCAATAAACTTTCCAAGGCGCACCTCCACGGTTTCATAATCGTTAATGTTAAATGCCATCTGATTCACCCCTCATTTCTCTGACAATTTGTCCGTAGATAATTCCGTATCCAAGCAAATCTCGGAGTGAGTCGACATGGTTACTTGTTTGACTAAGGCGTGCGACTTTGACGAGCAACATGCACATTGCGACCTGTTCAGGCGAAATGTAAGTGTCCAAATAGCCTGACCAGAGTTCGCTAATTCGTCGGTGATTTTCTTCTGCACTTCCGTAAATGCTGCCTCTATCGGCGAGTATAACTTGGATTTCATTTAAGAGTTCCTCAGTTCTTTTCATAGTCAAACACCTCGTCCGATTTTTTCTGTATGTTGGTTAATCGTCTATGAGATTCCCAACCTATTGCCCTGCCCCGCCAGTACCCGCTGTTGTAGGATTCGCGTTTTAGCAAGTGAAGTGCGTAAGCAATTAAGCCAGTAGCAATCATGAACCACAAAACTGTTAGTCCGTTGATTTTCATTAGTTTGTCCAAGAACTTGCATAGTCAGTTGTAAAGCAATATAACTCAACTGCGCTGTCGTAAGCAATTGAATAGCTGTGACCAACTTGGTCTAAGAAATGTGTAGCAAGTATCAAGGAAGCATAATTATCTACCCAAAAAATGTACTCATGATTGAAGTTCATTTCTTGGTCAAAGCGGTGTTCTTGAACTTCCCAATTAAGTCCCCTGAACTGCATTTGGCTTTCAGTCAATCTTTCAAAGTCCAATGGATTTAACTTAACATTGGATAAAGCGTTAGCATGTTTGATTTTCATTTAAAGCCTTTCCGTTACACCAAGCCGTTTACTTGGATACAGAAATTGTGACTTAAAGCTGGGACATTTACAACGGCATACATGGCGCGTTTGATAACGATTTGATAACGAAGTCTAAAGTAACCCTAGAGAGTCGAAGTCGTCAATCTGCTCATCTATGGTTCTTTCTACATAGTCCGTTTCTCTACTGATACAGCTTACCTTCAAATATAAAGCTGCCGTCTTGTTCCATAGGTACAGGAATTACTTGGACTTTTCTACCTTCAACATAGGCAACTGCGAATCCTGTCTGCCAATTGGCATAGCCCTTGGTATACCTCATACCGCTACTTGAGAGGTCTACCATATTCCCCACCTCACAACCGTATAAAACCCGCCCTATACGCCCATTAAAGGCTTCTGTGTGGCATGCTAGACCCAACCTGTGCGTGTGTCCCATCACGACTGAAACGCCCATGCGTTTTGCAGCCCCAAGTGAGGATTGCCCCGCTAAGTTACTGAGTGGTACTGAGTCGCCATGAATTGCCGTCCAACCATGCGCCCAGTTAAGTCCGTATGGGTGAAACTTAATACCAAGCTTGTCGTACTGCATGAATCGTTCGTAACGCAATTCAGGCAAATTAAGCAATGAGGGAAGCTGTTTTTTAATTGATCTGTAAAGTCTAATTCCATGGTTACTTCCTAATACATCTGTAACGCCGAGGTATTCAAGAATATCTTGAGTGTATTTCCTATCATCATCAATGTTACCTTTAAACTCATCAATGCTACCTCTAGAAAAACTACCAAGATAAGGCAAATCAATCTCATCACCAATGCAGATATTTTGGTGAGGTTGCCATTTCCTTAAAAACTTTCCAAATACTCGTACTGCCGCCTCATTTACAAATGGGGCTTGGAGGTCGGGCGTGAACGCGACGCGCTTAATTATTCGTCGTCCTCGTCGTCGGTTGGGTCAATGCGGGGAATCAAAGCGTCGGGCTTGTCATTGCTTACCCAATCAGGCAACGCGTGTGGTTCTTGCATGAAGAACCAAGCAACCTCATTACTGAAACCTGCCTTTTTTGCTGCGCGATAAATCTCGTGCTTGGTAATCATAAAAACATCAAGCTTAGATAAAGGTTCGGGTGACCTGCGAACAACCCTACGGTTAATCTTTTTTCTTTTACGAGTTGCAGCCATGTCTTAAGTTTACTTCCTACTAATGACAATAAAGAGTTCATCTATCCGATTTGAAAGGTGTGTCGTTTCTTTTTGTAAGTCAGTCAATTGGTCTTTCATCGAATTTCCCCCATTCGGACGAAGTTCATTTAACCAACCTTTTACTAGCCAGCGTAAGCCAGCCAGTAAACCTATAAGTGTTGTGGTAATTCCAGCGGCAAAGCCAGCCCACTCAAGGGCTGACATTATTCTTTACTGCCTATGCCAAATGCTGTGTCGTCGGGGTTTAAAGCTCTTAACAAAGGTGCAACAAAAGCAATTAAAAAGGCTTTCCAAATATCATCAAATGAGCCTTCGGGATTTGTTACATATACTGTTGCCAAACAAACAAATGCGCTTCGTGCGTATGAGTTTATTACAGCTAGTGTCTTGCTATTCATTTTTACCCCCTAGTAGTGGTATGTCGAAAAAATCTGAGTTTAAATCTTGATTGGTGCGAAAACTGCAATGGATATGGCGGTTATGCGGTGAAAATCCGCGGTACTTTCTCCACTTATAGTTAAGAATAGGAGAAGCAATCTGACCCATGTGAATTACATAAGATATGCGTCCGTAATCCTTAGCGTAGAGTCTAAGCTGATTTGCCAAATAGACTGAATCCCCTTTGTTGTCAGAAAGGCGAGCGTCAATGTCAATTGCTCGCACGACGAATTTAGATTTAGCGTCGGGTATGTGGTCGCTTTTACCTGCTGATTGATGGCGCAAATCAGCAATCCACCCATCACTCCCACGAAGGCGACTTGGGTATGAATCATCTATTTGTTCCCTCAGTTGTGCAGCCGCCTTTGATAACCATGGTTTCATTTAGACACAATTCCTCAAGATTATGCTAAAGACCTAGAGCCTGTAAATCCTCAACAGTTAAACCAAGCGCTGCAAGTTTAGCCTGTGCTGCTGCTTTGGCTTCTGCCCTTGTTTGCGCTTTGGCTTTGTTAATTAAATCTTGTGCTTTAAAAGCCTCATTATCAATTTGCTGTTGAGCCAATTCCTCATCAGTAAACTCACGCTCTGTAACTTCTCCTGTTGTGCAGTCAATAATTGTTTTCATTATGAGATACCATACAATCTAATAGAGGTGTTTGTGTTATTTGAAAAAGTGCCTGATCCAGTTTGTCTAAAAATATCCAATGAAGTTATTGCAGTAGTCGTTTTATAGACACCTTTTATTTTTGTCCACACGCCCGTAGTTGAGCCATCATAAAAATGCGACCAATCTAATTCGTACGCTTTATATTTGCTCGTAGATGTATAATTATCAATTAACAACATTCCCTGAGATTCTTTTGGATATAAAGTTGAATTGGTTGTGTTGTAACCAAATGGCCCATTAGATAAAGTGACTGTATCAGTTGCGTCAGTTGCTCCATTAGAACCAGCAGCCGAACCTGATGCTGCTGTGGCTAAAGGACTATCACCTATTTTTCCACTAAATACTGCATAATTTGTTGAACTATCGTTATTGAATCTTAATGAAAAAACATTTCCCAAAGCACTCACATAAATTCCAGACCAAATTAACATCAATTGCTTATATGAACCAGAAATTGAACTAAATGTAATGCTTGAACTAGCACTTGCAGTTTGTTCAGATATTAAAGTCATACCGCCACCACTAGCAGGGGTAGCCCATTTTAATCCTGTTGTCGCTGTTGAATCTGCTGTTAGTACTGTGTCATTTGCGCCTACTGCTAATCTTGCAAAAGTATCTGCACCAGTACCACCAATTAAATCACCTTTAGCGTCAATTGTTGTTGCCATTGAGTTAGTAATTGTTACTGTACCCGAAGTACCGCCACCGCTAATTCCTGTTCCAGCGGTTACTCCTTCAATGTCACCTGTTGCACCTGAAGCAACCCAAGCACTACCTGAGTAATACCACAATGAATCATTGTCTTTAGTAAAAGCAAACTGACCCTCTTGAGGTGAAGTAATTGCTGCGTCCCTAGCAGCTGCGTTAGTAAATACCAAAACGCCCTGCATTAAATACCCATTCACATTAGCGGCGCTTAAAACCTCACCAACCGCAAAAGTCTTAAAACCTAATCCTGCTGCCATATTTGTATCCCCCTAGTAGCTAAGTATATCGTCATTTAACTGACCATAATATGTATTGTCTAAAATAAATCCGTCCACCAAAGTTTCCTGCGTGCTAAATGTGCCTAGCCATGAGGAAGGTGTTATGTCCCAAGCAACGCCTTGAACCTGAAGGTTTTTAGTTATTGTAGAACCGTCGGGTTGTATGTTTGTTATGAGAACATTAGTGAAGTAATCCATGCCTAAAATGGTTGCAGTAGGCACATTTGGGTCAAGCAAGTCAAGGGTCATTTCATCAATTCTAATGGTTGTGTCTGACCTAGTTGCTACATAGATTGCAGCTATATTGGCTGCGTCCGCGTCGGTTTGTATTACTAAATCAGAGCTAGTAATCGAGTGTGGGAAGTAAGTTGCCACGCTATCGGCGTCGACATTTACCTGAGTAGTTCCCCCAAGGCGAGTTATGTTTGCTTGGTTTACAATTAATTTATCATCAAAAGCAAACTTAAGATTTTTGTAAGGAATACCACCTGTTTGATTAAATTCAATTGGAGTCACACCTGCACTCGATATTACTTCAGACCTGTTTTTAAATATGGCATTGCCTTCGGGTGATAGATAATAAGCCCCTTGTTCTGAGAACTCCGCATTTTTGATAGCTGATAATGCAGTGCGAGAACTACCTGCGTCTGCCTGAGTTAGAGAATTTCCAGTGGAGATTGATCTCATGCTTGCTGGAAAATCTACCGTGTCCAAAATCTTGTCTATTCTAGTTCCAGTATCTTGTCCGTTTGCCTGACCTGTTATTGTAGTGATGGCTGCTAAATTAAATAATCTAAAAGCGTCGCTCGCGTTAATGCTTACATAAGAAACATTTTCCGCTTGATCGTATGAGTAGACATAATCTGTTGTATAACCACTAAATAAATAATAAGTGTTACCTGCGTATGTGGCTGAAATTCTTAATTTTTTTAAAGGTGTTAATTGTCCATAATAAGGCGAGCTAGTGTTTTGCGGATTAAAGTATGAGTTAGGGTCAAAAATCCTGACCGTAGCAACCCCAGCCTCGTAAGTATCTCTTGTTAAGTTGCGCCCACGCCTTATATTTATGACTCTAGTTACGCTTGTTAAATTGGCAACTAATGAAGGTGTTTCAGATTCAGCTAAAATACCTGTATCAAGTAAACCAAACACAGGGTCGTCGAGCGTAAGTCCAATTCCGAAGGTAGCTCCCGACGAGAAATCTAACGAAACATCAAGTGTTGCTGGTAAAGCCATTAGTCGCCTCTAGTAGCTCTGTTTGATAGCGAGAAAGAGCCTGAAGCACTTGAAACAAGCAAACCATTTCTTACTTCCTCAATTAGACCTTGAGTTGCACCATTAATAACATAATTGTTAACAACAGTGTTTCCTCTTTCCCCTGCTCTATATGAAAGATAATCGGGTTGCATTGTTTCTGATATTTGAGTTACTGAGGCAGCCATATCATATTCTCTTTGTTTAACTAAACCACCGACAGCACCGATTCCATAAACCCCATTTGTTGCCTGAGTCTGAATAATATCGGCAGGTTTTTGACCTAACAATTTATACATATCAATTAACTTAGCAAGCAAGTTATCAATCTCAGAACCCCAACCTTTAAATGGATTCAATGCCATTGGTATATTGGCAATTGCAATAGCAAGGTTTGTTGTTTGTAGCTGACTAATGGCAAGTTGTTTTCCTAAGCGGTCTGCTTCACTTGCGTTTCCTTGAAGTAATGCTAGTTGTAATGAAAGTCTAAGTTTTTCGTCCGCACTTAATTTACCTTGAAGCGCAGCCATTATTTGGATTTGTTCCATGTCAAATAATGTGTTTGCTTTCTTTAATTTGGCTTGATCTTGGGCAGCTTTAGTTTGAGCCTTTGTTGCCTTTAATTGAGCAGCGGCAGCGGCTTTTTGATCTTTAGCAACTTTAGCAGCTGCATTTGAAGCAGGTGAACCATAAAGATTTAATGAATCTGTAAACCCTGCAACTCCCATAGAACTGAAAAGGTTTGATAAATTGTCCTTGGCTTTTGTTGATGAATCACTTAATTTTTCCACGCCTTTAATGGCTAGACCAATTGCTGCAAACATGCCAGCCGTCAAAGCAGCTGCGCCTAATGGACTAAACAGGAAGTTTCTTGCTATTGCGCTTGCTAGTAAAGCATTTCTTAATGTTTTAACAGTCTTGACAATTGCTTCTAAAGCAATAATAAAACTAGCAATCTTGTTGACGGTAAAGGCGGCGGCTAAGATAATTGCAAACGATTTTATTAAAACTATGTTCTCTGAGATTAATGTACCTATATTGCTTAGTGTTTCAGCAGCAGATTTACCAAAATTAATAATTTTAATTTGTAATTGATCTATGTCTGTTGAGTTAGAAATCTGCATTAAAGCCTCAACTAAACCTGCGCCAATACTTACCTTTGCTAAGTCCGCGGCTACTTTTAACCTTGCAAGTTTATTTGAAAATGTATCCGCACCCGCAGCGGCAGCACCTTTAGTTATAGTTGTAATCTCTTTTAATAAAGCATAAAAATCACCTGAAGCAAGAGTGGCTTTACTAATGCCTAAGTCAAGTGCGCCCACGCTCTTTGTATTACCTAAGTAAGCCTTGCTCAACGCGTCTGCCGCTTGAGTAACGCTAATGTTTTGGCGAGCGGCAATATCTAAAGCAATGTTAGTTAGGTTCTGAGAAGCTGCAAGGCTGCGTGTAGTTGTCAGCAATTGTTGGTAGGCTGGCAGTAGTTGACTGTCGACGACGCCGTATTGAAGCTTTAAACTGTTTAAAAACGCTAATGAGTCTGAAGCAGCAAAATCAAACCCAATTTGTCTAAGTGAGTTGCTAAATAAAGCAAGTTGTTTTTCTTGCGCAGCAAAAGCCGATATAGCAGATTTAGCAAACGCTGTTACTCCTACGCCAATGAGTGCGTGCTTCACACTTCTACCTAATTTGTCGGCTGCGTTTTCAGCCTGAGCAAAAGCCTTTTTACCAGTAAACTGTGCGGCAATATCAATTACAATACTCACAAAGTAACCTTTCTAAAATACTGTTTCTTTTTAAATTCTTCGTTTACATTGTAAATAGCAGTTAAAGCAGCTGCGTTAGCCTTGCCGCCGTCCTCAGCCCATGCACGAAAGATCAAACGACCCTTCATATAACGCCCACGCTTTGTTGAACTTTCAATGTTACCTTGATATATCTGACCAAATGCTTGAATAAATTGTGCGCCCGCGTTTGGGTTGTTTGAGTGGCTAACTCCATGATCGTTGGGGTCACCTTTAGCACCAACCCAAGGTTGACCATTTTGATTTTTTCTACCAGCTGTTTCGTAAATAGCACCCTCAGCTGATTTGTTAATTATGTAATACACGGCTTTAAATCCACGCCTGTTAGTTTTGCGTGGAGTAGAACTATATTTAATACCTTTAACAACTCTTGCTGAGTTATACAAAGGAAATTTTCTTTGTCCCTCAGCGTTTTTTTCAGACCGTTTTCTGTAACTCCAATTAGTTAAAGGTGAATCAGGCGGTACATGATCTTGAGCTTTTTTTACTATGCCACCAAGGGCAAGACCCATTTGATCGTCTAGCTGCGCAGCGAGGTTAGGGGCGTAGTCTTTTAGAGCTTTCTTAAGCTCTATTAGTCCTTTTACCTCTGTTGCCATTTTCCCTAGCCCTTGCGTCGTCTTTGAGGACTGCTAAAGTTGCCTTTAACAAATCTCTATCCATATCAATAAAAGTTTGGTGCGGAAGTCCTGTTGTAATTGCTAACCTAGCAACAAGGTAGTGAAAGGAATCCCGCGTTATCCATTTGGGGAGTCAGCGTCAAGGATTTCCACCTTGGCTAGAGTTTCCAAATAGGCGTCACCGAAAGGCACAGGGTGATTACCATTGCGCCTTTCAGCTTCCCAAGAAAGCCAGTAGACGGAAGTTTGTTTTTCTTCGTCCCTAAAATGCTTATGGAATCCGCTTTTAAAATGTGATTCAAATGCATACTCAATAACAGGTGTTATTTCATATTCTAAAACATCACCTGAAGCCTTGGTTATTTTAAGTTTAATCATTTTAGCCTTTCGTTATGCCCATGTACCTGTCGTTGCTGGGGCGGTCTTTGAATTACAAGTAAATGTAATATCAATTGTGCCAATATCAGCTGGTGAAGGTGCATTAATATCGGTTAGGTTGTCAACAAGAATTGTACCTGTATAAATAGGATTTGTTGATGAAACCGCCGCTGAAGTGTCTTGAATTGCTGAGAAAGCAACAGTAGTTCCAAATGCAGCCTGAAGGGTTGCACGAACTGAACCTGCGCCTGAAGCAGCGTCATTGTTTAGGAAGGTTACGGTAATGGTGTCCGCTGCTAATCCAGTAGTAAATTTGTGAGCTGTATCGCCCATTGCGCTGATCTCAATTTGATCTAGTACGCGGTTTAATACAAAAGATTGCACATACGCTGACAAGTCAACGGTTGCTACCTTAAAACCAACCTTGTTATTTAAAAATGTTGCCATGAATTATTCCTCGTCTTTCTTAGTGATTTGTGGTTTTGGCTTGTCTTGCGGTACTTCTTGTCCAATCTTTTTAAGAAAGGCAATGTCCTCGTCTGTAAGTGTCATATTTAACTCCAAGTTGTTAGTGTGCTTATGTTGATCGTGCTGACCATCATTTCTTGAGCTTCCTGCAATACTGAAGGCGCAGATACGCTTTCAACATTAAACTTAATAGTTGACGCGCTTAATTTTAAAAACACAGCGCAAACCATTTCCTCTAATGCTATTAAAGACGCTTGATTGTCCAGCATTGGTACTATGCAAGTAATTGTGAAATTTGCTTTTGCACCAACATTATATTGATTGTTGCTTGGCTCAAGCATTGGGTCTGCATACCTGAGTACAACGCTGTTAGCGGTGGGTGTGGCTGGTACATAACTAAATGTATCCCACACCCCC